AAGTTTATAGTAACAGTGCCGGAACAACACCGTTATCTGCGGGATATTATTCTTATGGCCCATCACCTGGACCTTTAACAGCTGGTTGGTATAGAATAACAGGAACCGCGGGATTAGTACAAACAACAGGATCATGTCCTTAAAGTGTAAATTTTAAAGAAAACAAGTGATAATACAAATATACCGGCCCGGTGTAGGGCATTAACCAATAGTAATTTAAAACCAAAACCAATGACACTATTTTACCAGACTAATTCGTGGACTAGTCAACCACAAATTTCAGATGAAACCTTAAACCTATGGAAACATGTAGCCAAGAAGAAAAACTGGCGAATTGTTCAATTACCAAACGGTTTTTATCAAACTGAATACCTAGATCCAAACAAAAAAGATTCTTGGATCGATGCAACGAGACGTGAAACAATTGAAGGTGCTGAACAAGCAATAGATTCTTCAATAGAACATTATAAGAAAAAGTTAGCTTATATTCACGGACCACAAGTCGTTAAGACCTTTAAGTAAAAAATAAATTCAATCAAATCAAATTAAATTATGTCAGACGCAATAGTCAAAAACCTAAGCTTTGGAAACGAAGCTAAGGGTAAAGTATTTAAGGGTATAGATACACTCACAAAAGCTGTTAGCTCCACTCTTGGAGCTAGCGGTAAATGTGTAATAATGGAAGACGGAAAAGGTTACCCTATCATAACAAAAGATGGTGTAACCGTAGCAGATTCCATAATCTTACAAGACCCAATAGAAAATATGGGTGCAACTCTTTTAAAAGAAGCTGCAAGAAAAACAGTAAGAGAAGCTGGAGACGGTACAACTACCGCTACAGTGCTTGCTCACGCTATCTTAGACGCTTCCTATCAAACGGAAACAAATGTAAATAGCAGAGAGCTGAAAGAAGGAATAAACACCGCTGTAACTAAAGTTATAGAATTTTTAAAAGATCAAAGTATTACTGTAAAAAATAATATGATAGATCAAATTGCCACAATATCTACTAACAATGATGAGAAGTTAGGTAAATTAATAGGTGATGCTTTTAGAGAAGTCGGTGAAACAGGTGTTGTAACAATGGAGCCAACAGAGGGTGGTGCTACAGAAATTGAAATAGTAGAAGGCGTTGAATATGCTAAAGGATATGCTGATCCAAATTTTGTTACAAATAAAGAAAAAAATACAGTAGAACTAGAAAATCCTTTAGTTTTAATTATGGATTCTAAAATAGAATCAATAAGACAAGTCCAACCAGTACTTGAACATGTTATAAAAAATAACAAATCTTTATTGTTAGTTGGAGAGGTACAAGCAGGTGTTTTATCTGCTTTGCTTATGAATAAAATGAAGGGTAATATAAAAATTAACGTTATAGATCCTCCAGTTTATGGATTAAGAAGAAAAGAAATATTAAGTGATTTAGCTTTATTAACTAATTCTACAATAATAAATGAAGACTTAGGTGATGATTTAAATGTTATACAAGTTGATTATTTAGGTTCATGTATTAAAGCTACGTCTACATCAGACCAGACTATAATTCAAGTTGAAGAAGCTTCTGAAGAAATAGAAGATATAATTAGCAAAATAAAACAAGATCTTAAAAAGAAAAACAAATCACACGTAGTGCTTGGTTTAGAATTAAGATTAGCTAGATTATCTGCAAAAGTCGCAGTTGTTAAGGTAGGTGCTAATTCTGCTATAGAATTAAAAGAAAAAACAGATAGAGTAGAAGACGCTATCTGCGCTACTAAAGCCGCAATAAAAGAAGGTATAGTTCCAGGAGGTGGAATTGCATTGCTAAACGCATCACACTCAATAAAGCCTATTAATCAAGGTGAAGAGATATTGTTAAAAGCTATTCAGTCTCCATTTAAAACCATTCTTAGTAACGCTGGTATAGATCCAGACAAACTAGGTAGCAAACAAAAAATCGGAATAGGATTAGATGTGGTTACAGGAAATATGGTAAACATGGTTGACTCAGGAATTATTGACCCTTTGCTAGTAACAAAAAGTGCATTAGTAAATGCGGCTTCTGTAGCTACTACAATATTATCTACTGATTGTGTAATTAATAATATGAGAGTTGATGAAAGCAATAGGTAGAAATTTAATCATACAAAAAGTAGAAGAAGGCACTACTAAAACAGAAGGTGGTTTATTATTAGCTGAGTTACATAAAGATGACATTAGGTATATAAAAGCTATTGTTGTTGATGTTGGTGAAGAAATAAAAGGTCTTAAAAAGAATGATATAATATTTTATGATAAACATGCTGGTCATAAAATTGAAATAAAAGAAAATATTTATCACGTTATAAAAGTTCAAGACGTGGTTGTTGTTTTGTGAAAAAGCTAGATGCATCAGAATTAAAAAATCTGAATTTGTTAAAACACTATCGTATAATACGTAAGTGGGCTTCCAAAAACAACAACCTTAGAGAAGCAGATTTAGAGTTGCTAATATATTTAGACTGTATAGATTTGTTTACTAAAAAAGATTTTGAATTAGGAGTTTACTCTTATAGCTGGGATAATAGACGATGGAGTAGATTAATTAAAAATGACTGGATAAAAGTCTGGAGAAATAGAAACAGAACTACTCAAAAATATAATATTTATAAAGTCTCTTTTAAAGGTAAACAACTTATAAGTAGAATATATAAAATAATGCTAAAAGAAGAAGAGCTTCCTACAAGTGTTAGAAGAAATAAAATCATGAAAGGTAATTCATATATGGATAAAGTTTTAAAAAAATCTATATATGAAGTAAACAAAGACAATCATTAAAAACTTAATTATGCACAATCAAAAATACGATCCAGCAATGGAAAGATTAAAACCAGGTAAGCACGTTGGTATCGTTGGTGAATCTCATATATGGGATGGACCCTTAGATCAAGCAGGTAGACCACACGGTATGGGTTCAAGCTCAGGAATAACAGGTATGCAAATACTAAAAGCACCAACACCTTACAAACCTCTTAACGCCGTTTTGTGCGCTCAAAGAGACTAAAACAATATAAAAAATGGGATTATTTAGAACACAAGATTCGATCATAGGTAAAGCTATGCCTTTAACAGGTTTAGTTGGTACCCCAAACGCTTTACCTGCTTGGGTATTTCAAAATCAAACAGGAGTATTAGGTAACTTTTTAGATAGCTCAGTGTTATACGTGGGTGTTGCCGGAGATATATCGGTTATACTATCAGGTACTAGTTTAAATTCAGTTAGTACATTTGATTTAACATTTGCAGGAACTGGTTATACTAATGGCGCACAGACTAACCTAGCAACAACATGCTCTAATAATTTAGCTTCAGGTTTAACTATAAATGCAACCGTAGCTGGTAACGCTATAACAAATCCTACCATAGGTAATTCAGCTGGTAGTGGTTATAATGTTGGAGATATAGTTACTATAACTGGTGCAGGAGGTTCAAACGCAACACTAAGTATAACAGCTGTAAATAATGGTGTTCCTGTTTCTGCACAAGCATTAACATTCAAAGGAGTACAAGCTGGTACAATATTACCAGTAGCTGTAGATTATGTAACAGCATTAGCAACTGTAACAGCTGCTGATATAATGGTAGGTAGATAATGGGAAATTTTTTATTAAACAGACTTAGAGGTGCTGGTAAAACAATTACTGAGATAAGAGAAGAACCTGGTAAAAGTAACGCGGGAAAATATCCTAATGTATCACCAGATGACTTTGCTGGTCCAGATGGAACTTACCCTATCAATACTTTAGAAAGAGCTAAATCAGCTTTAAAACTAGCACACAATGCTTCTAACCCTGAATCAATTAAAAATAAGGTGTATGCAAAATACCCAGAATTAAAATCTTAAATTATGAGTTATAATAAAAAAGGACATTACGGACAATACAGTGGAAACGCTAAACACTCAAGGGTTACAAGTCATAATATGGCTGCAACTAAACGTGATGACGAAGCACACATGCAATATCTTAAAGAAGATATAAAGTATGACGACAAACACGGTCACAGTGATATAGATATGACAGCTGACGAGAAGCACATATCTAAACTAGCTGGTGATCTTAAGTATGATGAAAAACATCATTAAAATAAACAGAGTAAACTGCAAATCAAAAACATTTAACATTTAACATTTAACATTTAACAAAAAAAAAGATTATGGCAAATTACATTAAAATTAAAGCAGCAGACGTAAATGTTGCTAACCAACTTTCAGACGTATTAATTGGACACGTTGATTCTGTTTATCAAGGATTAGTAAATGGAGACGCTTCGGCTGACAAATTTACAGTTTTCGCTGACGGAAAAAGTTATTTATTCACAGTTACTGGAAAAGGTAAAGAGTGGGCTAATCAATTTATTTCAGCTGTCACTGCTAACCCAGGTGGTATTATGTCAATCGTACAAAACGATTCAGGCGTAAAAGTAACTGATATAGTTATAGCATAACTATGCAGTCTCGAGGATTAGGCGATAGTATAGCTAAATTCACGGAAAAAACAGGAATTAAGACCGTTGTAGAAAAAGTTTCTGACGGTCTTAATATTCCTTGTGGCTGTAAAAATCGTCAACAGTGGTTTAATAAAACATTTCCTTATAAAGAATAATATGGCATTTAAATTAAAATCTCCTTTTAACCTAGATCTTTTAAGCACATCGATGTTTGAAAGAGATATGGAGGGTGATCCAGTTCACGCTAGAACACCTAAGAATGGAGTTATTATTTTAAACGAAGATTCGTTTGCTATGGATAAAGATCCAAAGGAAAAACTAAAAACTATTGTTCATGAGCTTGAACATGTAAGACAATACAAATCCGGTGATTTAGACTATGGTTACAACGGTGCGGGTAAAGAAGTAGTATGGTGGAAGGGTAAAGAATATGATTACTCTAAAATGGCTTCTGGAGATCCAAACCAACCTTGGGAAAAAAAACCTTATCAATTAGAAAAAAAATTAGACAAAAACACTTAATAAATTAAAACAAATGAACAAAAATTACAGAGGTCCTGCTGAATCAAAAGAGGTTTCAGAAGACGGGCCAGCAATTGATCAAGCAGACAAAGGTTCTGCTAAAAAAAGACATCACAAAAAAGGTGCTGCTGAGTATGGTGGAAAAAAAGGAGATGATTCTAAAAGCAAAAAAGACTACGAAGGTGGTGCAAAATATAAAAAAGGCGCTGGAGATTATGATGTAAAAAAAGGTTCTCACGATCATCCACATGGTGGTCCTGGTAGAATGGGTTATACTCAAAACTTTGGACCAGCTAGACAAAACAGTTATGCAAAAGGTGCTGCTAAAGTAGCTAAGATAATGGGTAAAGGTGCTGCTGATCATATAGAGGGACATTTAAAAGAGGTTTCTGTATCTGCTCCAGATAATAGCGGTTCTGAACAAAGGTCAGATGTTGTTAGCGAAGGTCTTTCAATAAAAGAACAAAGATTAGCTAATCAGATAGCGGGAATAAAAAAGATTCGAAACATGAAAACAAGAGATAGTTCACTTGTAGACATGACTAGTCCATCCAAAGCAAAACAGATGTTTAATTTTACAATTACTCCAGACGAAAACAACGTAAATTCGGGTGGTATTATTAACTATAACTTACCAAAGAGTAAAGGTGGTAGTAGTGAAAGAGTATACAATTCCACAAGCGAGAGCGATATAAGAAGAGATTTTCCAGAAAATAATTATTCTGGTGAATATTATAATGCTGAACAAGCTGATCAAATAATAAAATATCAAAAAAAGTTGCAAGAAAACGCTAACAAGCTGAAGTAAATTATAAAATGTCTAAGCCAAAGAAAAAATTTGCAGAAACTACAGTAGGTAAGTTACTGTTTGGAGCAGCATCACTAGTTAATCCTACTTTAGGTAATTTAATTAGTGGTGTTTCATCTCCTGCAGAAGCTATTGCTGCTATAGGTAAATCAAACGTAAGTAGTGAAGATAAAATAAAATTACAACAACTTATATTTGAACAGCAAAATAAAGAAATGGAAGCTATCACTTCAAGGTGGCAAGCTGATTCCATGTCAGATTCTTGGCTTTCGAAAAATGTACGCCCACTAGTTTTAGTGTGGTGTATTGTTATATTTTCTTTAGCTGGCTTACTAGACAGTGTAGATTCTATACCTTTTCATATAGGAGAATTATGGAATGATACTTTTGAAAAAGTAATGATGAGTGTTGTATTAGCTTATTTTGGTGGACGTACAACAGAAAAAGCTACAAGCTTATTTAAAAAGTAAATAAAACCTGTAACTATAATAATAGTTAAATAAATAAATAAATTAATTAAATTAAATTAAAATGGCAGAACAAAATGCAAAAATAACTGACGAACAGTTAAAAGAAATTCAAGAAACACAAGCGAAAGTAAATCAACTATTAAACCAAATTGGTTTTGTTGAGGTACAAAAAAGCGCTCTTAAAGTAGAATTTAGCAAAGCTAATGAAGCAGCTGAAGATGTTAAAAAGAAACTAGAAGAAGAATATGGACCAATAAACATTGATCTAGCTTCTGGTGAGTACACTATTGTAGAGCAAAAAGAAGAAAAATAAAGTGAATAACGTTGTAAGGAAAATCAGCATTGGATCTGATTATAAAAATGACGCTATGCATTACTCTATTGGACAACAGGTCTATGGAGGTCATGAGATAGCTTATATTATTCATGATATAAAAGATTCATCTTACAATATTCATATAAAAAAAGGAGATGAAATATTGCCATGGAAAAAATTTAATTCTAACATGGCAATATCCATCGAATATGACTTAGAGTATTAATGCGAAGCTTGTATGATTTCATGGTAGAACCAGTTGGTGACACTTATGAAAACGAAATAGACATAGAAAACGTTAAAATAATATTAAACACTAAGATTGAAAGTTTTAAATTTGTAAATAACGTAGCTAAAGTAATTCAAGTTCCTTTAGCTTTTAAAACTGAAATAAAAAAAGGTGATTTAATTTTAATTCATCATAACGTTTTTAGAACCTTTTATGATATGAGAGGTGTAAAGAAAAAATCAAGATCTTTTTTTAAAGATAATGAATACTTTTGCGCTTTAGATCAAATCTATTTATATAAAAGAAATTCAAAATGGATGTCAATAAATGACAGATGTTTTATAAAACCCTTAAAAAACGAAAGTAAATTTAAGGTTGCAAAAGAGCAAAGCCTTATTGGTGTATTAAAAATAGGTAATAGCTCATTAGAAGCGCTAGGAATACACGAGGGAGACACTGTAGGATATACACCATATGGTGAGTACGATTTTATTGTAGATAAAGAGCGTTTATATTGTATGAAATCAAATGATATTGTAATTAAATATGGACATAAAGGAAACAAAAAAGAATATAATCCAAGCTGGGCGAGTAGCAGTTAAAGAATTAATTAAAGTTGCTAAGGAACCTATTATAGATTTTGGTCCAGACATATCAGCAGATCGTTTAAAAAATGCAGCAGCTACAAAAAAGCTAGCTATATTTGATGCTTTTGAAATACTACAAAGAATACAAGAGGAAGAAGAAATATTAAATGAAAAACCTAAAGAAGTTAAACAAGAAAAAAGCTTTAGAGGTTTTGCTGAAGGAAGATCTAAATAATGTACAAACAAACGTTATTTAAAGTACTAGAAAACCATATTAAACCTAAGGTTTTAAAAAGAAACAATAGGTATAAAAAATGGGAGTACGGTTACAATAAAGAACACGATATAATTGTAATTAGTAAAACTGGTGAAATAGGTGAAGTGTATGAAATACAAAATCTTAAAATAGCTTTACCTAAACAATCAGAAAATATAGTAAAATTTAAATCTAATAAATGGGAAAGAACCCCACTACCTAAAGCTTTTAAACGTATTAAAACAATATTTGATTGGGAAGAGTATGATGTAGATTTTAAAGAAACATGGTATGATTATATTGACAAAGAGTTTGAATATAGGGAAAAAGGTTTTTGGTTTATTAATAAAGATAAACCTACTTATCTTACTGGTACTCACTATATGTACTTGCAGTGGTCCAAGATTGATGTTGGGAAGCCAGATTTTAGGGAGTCAAACAGATTATTCTTTATATTCTGGGAAGCTTGTAAAGCCGACGATAGATCATATGGTATTTGCTATCTCAAAAACAGACGATCTGGTTTTTCGTTCATGGCCTCAGGTGAAACTGTTAACAGCGCAACAATATCAACAGACTCAAGATTTGGAATATTATCTAAATCAGGACCTGACGCTAAAACAATGTTTACCGACAAGGTTGTACCAATCTCGGTTAATTACCCGTTTTTCTTTAAACCAATACAAGACGGTATGGACCGTCCCAAAACAGAATTAGCATATAGAGTTCCTGCAAGTAAATTTACTAGAAGAAAACTTGAAACAAACGAAACACTTAGAGAGCTTACAGGATTAGATACTACTGTTGATTGGAAAAATACAGGAGACAACAGTTATGATGGTGAAAAGTTAAAGTTATTAGTACATGATGAAAGCGGTAAATGGGAGAGACCTAATAACATATTAAATAACTGGCGAGTTACTAAAACAACACTACGATTAGGTAGTAAAATTATTGGTAAATGTATGATGGGTTCAACGAGCAATGCTCTTGACAAAGGAGGGGATAATTTTAAGAAACTTTATTATGACTCGGATGTTACCAAAAGAAACGCCAATGGACAGACTCGCTCGGGATTATATTCTTTGTTCATACCTATGGAATGGAACTACGAAGGATACATTGATGCTTATGGCGTACCTGTCTTCAATACACCGGAAAAACCGGTTGAAGATCCGCACGGTACTAAAATAAATATAGGTGTAATAGAATATTGGCAAAATGAAGTTGATGGATTAAAAGGAGATCAAGACGGGTTAAACGAATTTTATAGACAATTTCCACGTACAGAAGAACATGCTTTTAGAGATGAGGCTAAATCTTCTTTGTTTAATTTAACTAAAATTTACGAACAGATAGATTGGAATGCTGATATTAAAAATACTAATGTTGTAACTCAAGGAAACTTTCAATGGACAAATGGTGTTAAAGATACATCTGTAGTTTTTAATCCCACAAACAATGGTAGGTTTTTTGTGTCGTGGGTTCCAGCTTTACATTTACAAAACAATGTAATTAGTAAAAAGGGTAGAAAACATCCGGGTAACGAACATATGGGCGCTTTTGGTTGTGATAGTTATGATATATCAGGTACTGTAGACAGAAGGGGATCTAATGGAGCTTTACATGGTTTAACTAAATTTAGTATGGAGAACCATCCTGCTAATCATTTTTTTTTAGAATATATAGCGAGACCTGCTACAGCAGAAATATTTTTTGAAGATGTTTTAATGGCTTGTATATTTTACGGTATGCCAATACTTGCAGAAAACAATAAACCTCGATTATTATATTACTTTAAAAGAAGAGGTTATAGAGGTTACTCTATGAATAGGCCAGATAAAGTATATAATAAACTATCAGTAACAGAAAGAGAAATAGGTGGAATACCTAATTCAAGTGAAGATATAAAACAAGCTCACGCTGCGGCAATAGAATCTTATATACAGGATTATATTGGTTTAAAACAAGATAATACTTATGGGGATTTATATTTTCAAAGAACTCTTGAAGATTGGGCTAAGTTTAATATAAATAACAGAACTACTCATGATGCGTCAATTAGTTCAGGTTTAGCTATAATGGCTTGTAACAAAAATAAATATAGACCAAATCCTACAATTGAAAGAAAAGTTTATGATTTAGGAATTAAAAAATATAATAACAAAGGATCAATGTCAAAAATAATTGAATAAATGAAAATGTATACAAATTCTAATAGCGCCTTTCCAAGTCAGGTAGTACCAGACATAGAAAAAGCTTCATGGGAATACGGTTCGCAAGTAGCATCCGCTATTGAAACAGAATGGTTTAATCAAGGTAGAACTAATGGCAATAGATATTTAACTAGCTTTAATAATTTTCATTATTTAAGATTATATGCAAGAGGTGAGCAATCTGTACAGAAATATAAAGATGAATTATCAATTAACGGTGACTTAAGCTATTTAAACTTAGACTGGAAACCAGTTCCGGTTTTATCTAAATTTGTAAACATTGTAGTTAATGGGATTTCTAATAAAGAATATGATATAAAAGCTTATTCTCAAGACCCTGAGTCTGTTAAAAAAAGAACAGACTATGCAACCGCTGTAGCAAGAGATATGTATGCTAAAGATCAAATAGCTCAAGCAAAAGAAATTTTAGGTTTAAATCTTCAACAGTCTAATCTTTCACCTGAAGATTTACCAAGAACTACAGAAGAGTTAGAGCTGCACATGCAGTTAAGTTATAAACAATCTATAGAAATAGCAGAAGAAGAAGCTATAACAACTACGTTAGCAAAAAACAAATATGAATTAACAAAAAGAAGATTAAATGAAGATCTTGTTGTTTGTGGAATAGCAGCGTGCAAAACTAATTTTAATAAATCAAACGGTATTACGGTTGATTATGTGGATCCTGCTTATATGATCTATTCATATACAGAAGATCCAAACTTTGAAGATATTTATTATGTAGGAGAAGTTAAATCAATTACTATACCAGAATTAAAAAAACAATTTCCTGATATAAGCAATAAAGAATTACAACGTATACAGGAGATGCCAGGTAATAGACAATATATTACTGGTTGGGGAAATTATGACAATAACACGGTTCAGATTTTATATTTCGAGTATAAGACTTACATGAACCAAGTATTTAAGTTGAAAAAAACAGAAAATGGGTTAGAGAAAATAATTCAAAAAACTGACGAGTTTAATCCTCCACCAGCAGATACCTATAATAGAGTTTCCCGAAGTATAGAAGTTTTATATAGTGGTGTTAAAGTTTTAGGTACTGATACAATGTTAAAATGGGAGTTAGCTGAAAACATGACTAGACCTATTTCTGATACAACTAAAGTTGAAATGAATTACGCTATTTGTGCACCAAGAATGTATAAAGGCAAAATAGAATCTTTAGTTAGTAAAGTTACTGGTTTTGCTGATATGATACAGTTGACTCATTTAAAAATGCAACAAGTATTGGCTAGGATGGTTCCTGACGGTGTATTTTTAGATATGGATGGTTTAGCTGAAGTAGATTTAGGTAACGGAACAAACTATAATCCAGCAGAAGCACTAAACATGTACTTTCAAACTGGTAGTATAGTTGGTAGAACTTTAACTCAAGATGGTGAAATAAATAGAGGTAAAATTCCAATTCAAGAATTAACCTCTTCTGCTAGTGGTGCTAAACTCCAAAGCTTGATACAAACTTATCAATACTATTTACAGATGATAAGAGATGTAACCGGACTTAATGAAGCTCGAGATGGTAGTTTACCAGATAAAGATGCTTTAGTAGGATTAGCTAAAATGGCCGCAAATCAATCAAATATTGCTACAAAACATATTAATCAAGCTAGTATGTATTTGTCTTTAAGAATATGTGAAAATATTTCTTTAAAACTAGCTGATGTTCTTCAATTTCCTTTAACAGCTAATGCTTTAATGGAAAGTATATCTGTTTACAATGTGCAAACTTTAAACGAAATTTCGAAATTAAATTTGCATGATTTTGGTATATTTTTAGAACTTGAACCGGATGATGAAGAAAAACAAATACTTGAACAAAACATACAAATAGCTTTACAGTCTCAAGGTATTGATTTAGAAGACGCTATAGATATAAGACAAATTAAAAATCTTAAATTAGCTAATCAACTATTAAAACAAAAAAGACAAAAGAAACAAGAAAGAGATCAACAGCAGCAACAGTTGATAATTCAGTCTCAAGCTCAAGCTCAAACACAAACTGCTGAAAAAACAGCATTAGCAGAAGTACAAAAGCAACAAGCTTTAACAGAACAAAAAGTACAAATAGAACAAGCTAAGTCACAGTTTGAAATACAAAGAATGCAAACAGAGTTGCAAATAAAAGCCCAGTTGTTATCTCAAGAATTTGAATACAATATGCAATTGGCTCAAGTAAAAGCTGGGGCTGAGGGTAATAAAGAAAAAGATATAGAAGATCGTAAAGATCAAAGAGTTAAATTACAAGGAACTCAACAAAGTCAGTTGATTAGTCAACGACAAAACGATTCTGGTCCAGTAGATTTTGAAAATACTGGAATTAACGCTGGAGGATTTGATGTCGATTCATTTTTGAGTCAACAACAACAATAATAATTAATTATATAATATTTTATCATGTCAGAAGAAACAAAAACAAATGAACCTGTTAAACAGGAAGGTGACTTTAAATTAAAGTCAAAAAAAACAACACCTAAAAAATTAGGTAATATTAACAATGATCCTATCAAGGTTGATTTAACAAAACCTGAAGCAACAGGTGAAATTGAAGAAAGTTACACTAAAGTGACAATACCTAGTGAGGAAATAAAAAAAGAAGATAATGCCATTCGTATCGGAGAAACAGAGACAGTGGATGTGGTCGAACAAACCGGAGATAGCGCTAAAATGGACGAACAAGTACAAGAGTCCAGCGAAACTCTTGAAGAGTCTTCACCAATCCAAGAAATAACAGAAGAAGAAGAAAAGGTTGAAGTTAAAGAAATTAAACAAGAAATTGCAGAAGCTAAAAGAGATGAGCAAGTCCTTGGTAAACCTTTACCTGAAAACAT